GATAAAACTTAGTCGTAAAAGACAATGTATAGATTATGGCTCGTCTTGTTTCAAAATCACCTTCATAATCATCCTCATATGATATGCTATTCAGAATGATTGGTACATCTCTCTTGATACCCATATCGGCCATATCATTAATTGTGAGAGTATAATCAGGTTGAAAGTAAGGAAGAATCTGTTCTACAATTTGTAATGCATCATCAGAATTCTTTGCCATTATGTACAACTCAAAATCCAAGTTGTATGGAACTGGCATATATTGTATATCAAGTTTGCTATTGTTTCCTGTTTTAGTTTTCTTAAACTTTTGTACCCGATTCAATTTTCTACTAGGGTCGTAAGTTAAATTTTGAATCTCAAACCCAATACGTGGAAGTGTAATCGCTACCTGTTTTGTAAGATCAGGATCTTCTCTTAATCTAACAAGAAACTTTTGTCTCGGACCATAGGCCAAAGGCACTTTCATGGATTGCACAATGGTTCCGTCATTGTCTTTACGAACCAACTGAATACCATTGAACAAGGTTCCGAATGCAACAACAACCTTTCTTATTGTCTCATGATAAAATTGTGAGCCTAACATTAACCTTTACTCCCTGCATCACCAAATGGATTACTTTCAGTGAAATCTAACACGTCATCATCTAAACTTTCAAACAACTCATTCTGTGCCGTATTATCAAGACTACCAGTGTTTGCTCCGCCCGTGCCTATTATATATTCTTCTTGTAACAGATAATCATTAGTGCCTGTCTCAAGAAGTATGCTTTCACCAACAGAACTACTATCGTTTTCACCTATGATGTTGTCACTATCTGTTTCATCTAACAACAATCCTCTAGTTGTTGCAGTGTCATGAATTCTAATAGGTTCATTCACAGCACTCGATTGTTCCAGAGTGATTTGATAAACAAGTGCATCTGTTGAAAGTGCATCTTCAATTGCATCAATCGCGTCAATACCTGTATCCAACATCTCAGAACTATAATCAAAGGTGCGACACCGTAATCTATAAGCTGGATTGTTATCTAATTGATGAAAAGGTTCATCGTGGTCAACAAAATTCACGGAAAACAGTTTCTTCAAAATTGGATGAAAAATCAAATCCCCTTCAAGTGGTCTATCTGAATCTGTTGCATCAGTCTCATTAAGAATATAGAAGGTTTCTCCTTCAAATACAATTGCATCAGAGGACATATCAATAGTTCCAGACTCTAGAAGTATGGCACCACCTGTGGTGTCTGTACCACTCTCAATTGTAATCTGTTTTGTTAACTGTTGAAATCTGTGTTTTGCTACTACAAAGGTTACATCACTTAGGTTTTGTAAACCAAACCTATTCATCAACTCTCTTTCACCTTCATAACCACCCTCTGCATTCTCAACATACATTTCAATCTTAGCTGAAGAACTAAATTTCGAAAGCACATCCTCTCCCAAAAGAGTATCTTCTGCCACAATAGTTCTGTCTAGATAATGAACATCATGGCCGAATATCTGAATGGCTTCTGCAAGCAAATCTCTATAGAGATTCTGCTCTGTTGTGATTGCATGAGAATTACTGGTATGAAATATGGAATTAACAGGCATGGTTTATCCTATCATGTAGTTGACGGGCAACTCAAATGCAAGTTGAATTTGTTCTTCTAATCTTTGTAATTCCTCTTGTGCTTGTGAGTAAAGAGTATCACCATTCATCGTGACACCTCCCAACATTGTGACACCATTAAACTTTGATAAGTTTGCACCCCATTGTCTTTTAATGAGAGCAGTTGCATATCTCTTCAGATACATGTCATTAAACACATCTGTAAATGATGTTGGGTCAAGCTTCCTATAACACTCAATGATGATATATTCATCAACCTCAATATCATTGTTCCAATCCATATCAAGATAAAGTCTTTGTTGATGCTGGCTGAAACGAATAGGAATCTCACCAACTAACACATGTTCTAGAAAGTCTAGATGTTGCAACGTCATTTGATATTCCATAATAGAGGTGGATGAAAAGTCATACAAATCATTTAACCTCAACTGATATCTAAGGTCAAACATATTGGATGTTGTGCTATCAGTGATAGGGAATATATTGACGACAGAAAGAACAGCTGGCGGCACAGGAATGTAGCCATTACCTTCTTTCCAAGTTGCAGTGACAGAACTATCCACCACATCAGTTGCAGTTGTAGATGTGTCAGATGTTGCTCTGGTTATATCTGCTGAAGTGATTTGATGTTTGAGATACATTCTCTCAACACCATCATAGTGATATTCAGCGAAATATTGTAGTGCCTCGTCCAATCTGTCATCAATCTGATCATCAGACACGTTAATGTCGATCACACCGAAACCTAGTGACCTAAGACAGTATGATTTAAGTGTGGCCTTTGTTGATGGAACTGCCATATGTTCAACTCCGTTTATTACTTATTTATAAGTATTTAGTTGCGATACAATTTGGACCAAATTCTAAATCATCCATCCAAGCCGACCATTGTTCTAAACCTACACTTTCATATGCAACCAATGAAGTTTTTCTAGGCACTGTCCATAACCAAGTTCCACCATTTTCCTTTGCATACTTTATAGTTTCAAGTAATATTGAAGAAGCATAACCTCTTCTACGATATTCTGGATCTGTCCACAAACCTCTAGATCTAAAATATACTGAATCTTTCCAATCGTTACTCATAAAACAACTATTAACTGCTACAAGTTTATCATTCTCGTGTATTCCAAAGAAAGCAGGAGACACATCCATGTCATATGAAAAACCAAAGTGTCTACTTGGATGTCTCCATGTCCATTTATTGTATGGCTTAACACCTCCAGCTTTGTTTGGCCACAACTGAGTTTCCCATATATGTTTAATTTCCTCCCATGATATTCTTTTTACCTCAGACATGATTCTTATAATCTTTCCATTCGTGTGGTTTGTTATTTCTGTGTGTGAAATGAACAAATTTTATATCAGGATGAAACTCTCCACCTAGATAAATGTAATCGTTACCCGTTAACTTTCTATATTTACTTGTTATTTGAATTTGCCATTTAGTCATACTCTTACCATAATTGATATCTTCATTTACAACCCATCGTGTAAACCAACTCTCTGGCAAGGTAATAAGTTCTAATCTTTCTTTAACAGAATCCTCAACAAAATATTGTTCTCCATTCACAGGCCCAGATGTGGTTCCGTTATCTATGTAATGTCTTTGCCATCCATGTATGTCTGACATAAACTTGTCAAAAATGTATCGACAATCTTTTGGATAATATTTGAAAAATCCACCATTTATGACATAGTTATTTTTTCTTGTGTCTCTCCACCATCCAGGCATTGCAACAAACTGGCCAGGTTTTACAGGATATTCAAATATTTTCTCGTAGTCATTTACAAGTAGAACATCAATATCCATAACACAAACAGGCTCATCAATGTCTGTTTGCATTGCCCACATCTTATTCCATTGCAATGTCACTTTAGGATCGTATGGCTCTCTTATCCAAATAATCTCATACTTGGACAGTTTATCTTCCAAATATTCTTCATACTCAATGCCATATTTGGTGCCTATTCTAACTGCAAATATCTTCATTATATATGACATCCCACTATGTGTAGTTTTATCAGTATAAAAATTTTGTCGTTTTAGATACACTTTCTTCTGAAAGTATAACATTAGCTACTACAAAATAAAAAGGGTTTTCATCTGTATTAAATAGTGTGTGTATTTTTGCTGTGTCAATAAAATACATTCTGCCGTTTTCAAAATTCATTTTATAATCTTCTAATAGAAAAAATCTATTACTACTATAATTTAAAGGCAAAAATAACCTAAACGATTTTATAGAAGTTTTTTTATTATCCCTATGAGGAGGAAAATAGCCGCCGTTATTTAACCTAATAACATGTGTACGTCCTAAATATTTTTCAAACGGATCTAACCATTTAGAAAAAAGAGGATAGACAGGAGTCTTGGTATTAAAGTCAGCCTCACTATAGTTAATTCCAGTTTCAAAATAATATTCATACAACGAATCAAGGTCAGGCTTTCCTGACAGGCCGCCATCTAGACTTGTAATACTTAGACCTTCTCGATTTATATTTTTTCGAGGATTATACTTAACCCAGTCAAAGTTATTGTTTAACTCTTCTATTATATTATTTGTATTGTCAGTCACATCAATTGATAAAGGATAATAGTCGCCAAAACGTGTTAACGTAGAGTACAAATTGTTTACATTGTCCATCATTTTCCTGTTATATAAAATTTATCCATAAGGATTTATTTCTTACTAAAATATTGTAAGTGTTGTTTAGTTGGTCTAGTTCCCCTGAACAAATAATATTCTGAAAAGTTAAGTGTTTCTTGTAATCTGTTGAAAGAACGCACCAATGTGTCTAAGGTATACACTGAATGTGAAATATGATAACTAAAGATATTGCTAGTGTTGAAGAAAACTCTTTTACCCTCAATTTTATTTTTGAGCTTTTTGTAATCAGGGTTTATCAAGTCCATGAGCCAATATTCTATATCATATGTATCTCTCATCTTTTTCTGAAGATCTCTAAGATATTCAAAGTCACCATATGTTTCTGCTCTCTTACGTAAAAGAACACCTTGTGATCCTTGATTGATGTTTCTTGTAAAATTAAACGGTTGGTCTATATATCCAGAATATTTTTTTATTTCTTCCATAGACATATTCATTTCAACAATATTTTCTTTGATTGTAATATTGTTTTGAGCATAGTCATAAAATATTACTTCTCCATCAAAGTTCAATTTTTCAACTAAGACCTCAGTTACATAACCAGCTGTCGGTGAAAAAACAACATCAAATTTTTCATTAGGCAAAGTCTCTACATATGCACCTAAACTCTCAGTGTTCTCAACATAAAATGAACTGTTTAGTCTATCGCAAGTTGTTTTGAAATAATTATCATCATCTAGTTCATTACGCCACCCTTCTTTCCTATCTCTAAGAATCTTCCAACTTTTATTTTGAATTTTTGTTCTAGCTTCCATATTGTTATATGAGAATGATTTAACTCTTCTATCATTATCATCAAAATTTACAATAGTTGGTCTATCCTTTGGTATTATCCAATGCGGAGTGTAATCATCGTGATAGTTTTCATCTGATCTCTCGTAATTTTTCCACCTTTCAAAAATAAAAGGCCGCCCCAATTCTCTCCACACATCAAGATTTATTTCTACATGTTGATGATGTAGATATGCGGGTCTATTCGGTTTTGCAATTATATGCCCTCTACACCAATTTGTTTCATCTTCAGAAAAGTTATAAAAACTTTGAATTGAAGTTTTAGATGAAGTCATAGAAAATGTCATACCAGCAGTCACAACCATAGCATGAGTATATTCATTACAGTCATTAAGAACATCAAATATTTCACTTGTATAGCAAAGTATTTGATTATGGCCGGTTCCTGCGCCAGTAAGACCACCAGAAGTTTGCACACACGTTGTTTGTACTTGTTTCTCTACACCGAAATCCCATTCTACATTGTCAGGATACATCACAATAAAAACAAGATGTTTTGTTTTGTTTTTGATTTTTATATCAGAAGTTTCTTTTGTCCAGAGTTTTCTGAACTGTTCAAAATTCTTAATCATCTATCTCTCTCAATACATCAGAACCAAACTGTTTGACCAAAGATTTTCTCATCAATATTTTTCTTTCCTTATTTGAACCACCATGAATTATAAAATGAAAACGATTTGATTTTTGTGTTTCCCACAACAATTTAAATTCTTCAAAGTTTTTCATAGTATGGCTCCCACTCTGGAAACACATCAACCAAACAAGTTCCTCTGTGTTTATCTCTCAATTGAACATTTGTCATCATCTCTTTGTGTAATTTTTCATCAAAGGGCATCTCTTCCATATACGCATACAACTTTTGAAAATGATTATGATCCCCTATTATTTTTGATCCGAAGTCAAAATATTTTTCCATGTATTGCTCACGAATGTCCAACGGTAAAGCTGTCACTGCGTATTCATTTCCCTCACCCCACACTAAACTTCCAGAAGCCCATGACCATTTAGGAAATGAAAAAGTTTCTTTTAAATTTACTGACGGATCATCACACTCACTCATTAACTCCTTAACACCACATGAAATTTCAGGCATGTATCCTATGTTCAATGCGTTTACTGTAGCTGCAAACGTTACATTTGTATTTAGACACTCAACAAATCTTTTAGCATTGTCTATTATCACATCCCATTTTGATGGGAACCTTAAATAATTATTTCTCTCACCCCAAAATTCTATGGATACCGTCATAGAGCATCTTCTAAAATATGGGATGTAATGAAATATATCTTTACCATCGAACTTGGGAGTCAGGGTGCCGTTTGTGGTAATCTTCAGCACTATATTTTTACTTACGCCCAAGTCTATGGTTCGTTGCATCATGTCGTAATTATTTTTTATTGCTAACGTTTCTCCACCTACTAATTTTAATTCAGCCAGATTAATAAGAATATCATCATATTTTTCTACGTTGTCTTTTATTTTTTGCAAAGGATTATTTTTATATTTTTCCATCTGAAATATATTAGTTAATCCAATATCTATATTTTCCTTTGCCAAGGATGAAGAGTTAAACGGGCCGCACATATTACACCTTAGATTACAAAAATTACTTGGTGCAACATACTCCATAGTTAAGATATGGGGTTCTGTCATGTCTGTGTCAATGTAGTTCTCTAAATCTTCTAAATACTGATTGTACTCACCATGCTCCTCTATGTACTTTTCAAGATAAACTTTTCGATGACTTTCGCCCGAATGTTTTTCTTGCTCGATGCATACTTGACAATGTTTCTTTGTTAGTGGACCACCACCGTTCAAAAACTCTTTTCTAAAATCTGCATACTCAGCTTCATTGTGTAGTTTTCTAGGATCATTTGTTTTATATTTTCGTTTTATTTTATTTCGTGGCCACTCTTTCAATACACAACAAGATGACGGTGATAAATCTCTATACAAAACATAATTAGTGAATGGTTGAGGACAAAACCACTCTAAGTCTGTTAATTTAGTCATGAACTTCTACCTCTCTAGTTCCTTTATCATCACTACAATATTTCATACAGATTTTAGGAACAGATGTTCCCTTGGTTAGTCCATTAAAAAAATCAAGCCATTCTGTTGACAGTATAATATCTTCAATCGTATCGACATTTTCTATTTTCAATTCTTCTTTGAACAAATCATCCATACCATCCATGTTACCATCGTAGTTTGGTTTTAATTTTCGTAGTGGGTCTGTCCAACAACAGGGCAATAGATATCCCTCAGCATTTAACGCAAACGATTTACCTTTAGCACACTTTGGTCTAAGCACAATTATACTCACTTGGTTTGTATTGATCATCTGGACCAGACCACCGTGAAGACTTGTTTATATGAATAGGAATTTTATGACGTTGAGCAAGGTCTATAGCTTGAGTAATGTCATTCTCATTATACTTAAAAATTATATACTGCCACCTAATATCATTCCCAAGTTCAACACCAGTTTTCATCACATTAAACAAATATTCACCATTCTGATTTATCCTGTATTTATGACTGTCCTGTGGGAGTCCATCAATACCAAACTCCCATATGGCATTTTTATTTGCGAGAAATGCATCTCTATACCAATCCATAGGTTTATGCGAAGCCGCAGTGTGTACAAAGACTCTTTTATCTTTGGTAAGCTCAAGAAACTCTATGAACTGCGGGTGAAAGATTGGGTCAGATATTTGACCACAAAATTCTATCTGATCAAAATGACTTATGATCTTTTTGAAACTATCTAAAGATAAATCACCAAGATTATTAGTGGGAACAGCACGTCTAAGACACTTTGGACACTTTAATGTGCATCTGTGGGTTATATCAAGGTTGATAATTTTTCTATCTAGTATGGTTGAAAGCAATGCTTATTCTCTCTTTGTTGCTTTCATTTGGTTCTACTGAATGGAAACAGTCGGAAGGAAATAACATTTGTGTGTAGTCTCCAACAATTCGTGACATTGTATCTGTGTAGTCAGGTAGCTCTACTGTGTGGTCTTCAATCATCTAATTCCCTCAATACGTCTTTGCCAAACTGTTTGACCATCGACCGTTTCATCAATATTTTTCTTTCCTTATTTGAACCACCATGAATTATAAAATGAAAACGATTTTCATCTGAACTATTCAAAGCTTCATGTGTCACTCCATTGTCAAACCAAAATCCAGTGCAATTTTCAAACGGTAGTTCTTCCTTTGTATCAACCCTCCTCAAATAACAATTATCTGGTTGATAGATTGCTAGATTGATTGCCGCTGAAATGTTTCTCTGCCGTCCCTCATTTATTCTGGCATCTCCAGCGTCATGATGTGCAGTGATACTGCCGCCTGGTTTTATCAGCATGAACCGACAACGCCTATAGTGTTTATGTGGAAAGTCTTCTAGCCACCTTTTCATTTCTGGTGCAACTTCAGCCACTTCAGTCCACCCCCACTTTACTGTATCTTCAGTAAGTCCATGACCATTTGGATTCATTGTATGACGCCAACCAGAAAAAGTATCATACTCGCATTCATGTACAAAACTATGCATAGCAGATGACCACCATTCATCACCATCCGATAAACGATGGGGTACAAAAAATCCCTCATCATAAACATTCTGCGCTTCCTTGATGCAAGCTTCAGGTATATTTAAATCAATCTTTAGATACCAGATATCATTTTTTCTACACCACTCTATAAGAGTCATTGTCCGATAACCATAAATCTTTCCATACCACTTGATAAGGTTAGACTCCCCATGTATTCTGGAACAATATCAGCTTGCTCTGCCAATTCTTCTGGTGAAGATACACAATTTACATGATCATCATACTGGTCATCATTAGTTGATTGCAAAACATATAAAGGGCTGTTTTGTTCCCCATCAAAAGGTAATGTTTGTTTATTCATTTCAACAAATCTTTTCATAGGAAACATATGTTCGCAAGATGTATTAATAACGATATCAAAGATTTCATCTAGTTCTTTCATCATAGCATCTTTGATAAGACATTGATACTGTCCTGTATCTTTATATCTCTTGTTATACTTATAACTAATATCTTTCGCATCATTATCTATTTCATGATTAACCACTTTACATGCATTCAAATTATCTATCAATAAAGGAGTTAGATAATTTGCAAACCATCCACCTATCAAAGCAATATTTGGTTGTAAATCAAAACGGTCTTCTATTTTTTTCAACTCATCGACAACCCACAGTTTACTTTCTAATTGTGATGGTATTGATGCATCTAATGTGCGTTTCATTTGATGTGGATAATATCTTTCCACATCAACTACGGCTTGTTTCCAATCATAACACAGTTCTGGTGTAAATCTTAGATAGTCTACCATAACTCTTTTATCTCATCGTCATTGATACCTTCACCGAAGTTGCTATTGTTGAACAGACAAATCTTATGATCTTCTCTTAATTTTCTTGTTTCCATATCATCAGGAAATGTGTTTCCTTTATACCAAGAATAAATGTCACCCTTTGGAAATGCTCTAAAGAAACCTTCATCTTCATCCCATATGTTATACCAACGATGATTGATATAGTTGTCCATACTAGGATAGGTAAAAAATACCAACTCTGCATTCTTATTGATTTCGTTGTATACCTTTTTCAGTTGACCACGATCCCATCGAATTACAGAAGAATTAATAGCTGTAGATTTGTGTTTTGAAAAGTTACGTTTTACTGTGCCTATATCATTCCACCAACCACGAACAATATATGGTTTATCCATAGGCAAGTCAAAGAAATATTTTAAGTCTTGATGAATAATAACATCAAGATCTAGAAACAAAAATTTATTACCCTCAAGACCAATAAAATCACCATCGATGCTTTCATTCAGTTTGAACATATAACACTTACGATAAGCCCAAAAGAAACCACGATTTTCATCATAGTAGGGATCCCATTTTGTAGGGAGTGTTATATCATAGGATTTTGTTTTTTTGTCAGTAAGGCAATAGAAGTTAAATGGAACAGAGCAATTTTCCATGCACTGTTTTTTTAGATTGTGTACATATTCGTCATCGTATTTGTCACCCCACTTAACACATAGTATAGTATTTTCAATCATCAAATCTCTCATGTACAAATTTTTTCAAGACTAAAGAAATTCGCAATATGCTTTAAGCGCATCTCCTAATGTTTCTGCTTTACGAATATCAGTTTTTGCCTTTTTCTTTTTACTTTTCTGAACGACTTCTTGTTCAAACATTTTTAGTTTTAGTCTAAAGAGAATATTTTTATGCACTTCATTTTCAGAATCATAATCAAATATGAGATCCAAAGGCCCATCTTCGATTTCAACTTCTTTTTTGACAATAACTTCTTCAAAAATTTCCACTTGATTTCTTTGTGCATAATCTTGGAATGCTTGTCTGAATTGATCACGAAATGCCTCGTTTCTGTTTCTTGTGCATTCATCAAGTGACTCATAAGAAAATTCTTGAAGCAGTGCTAGAAAACGTTCATCCGTTTCATCAACGGAAACCGAGAATACTGTCGTGCCTTCTTTACCACCATTTTTATGCACACCATCATCAGGAATAACATAATTGTGAACGATATCAATCTCAGTCAAATCAGGATTTATATAGTAAGCCTCAACTATCCTACCAACAAAAGGATATTTTGGTTCACCATTCGCAGTATATGCAGCAGTTTCTTTAGCCATAGTTTATCTCCTATGTCTTATTTATAAAAAGTTTGTAGGTGCTGATTGTGGCCGGAGAACCATTTGGAAATTCTTGTGAACGATAGTCATCACCAGATTGCAATGTTTGATAATTACCAGAACCATTAAGTTTTGTATCAAGCATGTTAGTTCCTCTTGCATTACCACTACCGCTTGTTCCAACGGAATATGTAATCTTGTTACCATTAGTATCATGAGCCGCAGTGTATCTCAACCAATCACCTAGTAGGTCAGCAAGAGTGCTCGTGGAAAATACTTGAATATTATTAGAACCATCAATAGAAACTGGTGTTCTCGTTGGAGTCAGATCAGCACCATTTCTACGATGAAGATAGTAGTTAGTAACCGTAGTTGGTTGGTCAAGAGTTTCAGGAATACCTGCTGAAGAATACGCCGATGTGTCTGCTCTTGTATCTGTAAAAACAGCGGTGTCATCAGCAGAGACTTTAGTGTAGTTACTTGCCGCAGATGCTGATGATGTTATTGTATATGTTCCACCAGTATCAGAAGACTCAGAGGCAACAATCATAAGATCAACTGCCGGATATATAAAAGTGTCCAAAAAATCTGTCAAATTCATAGCTCGTATAGCACCGGCACTGGTATCATAATATACAGGAAAGGTTGTCCCCGCATCAGAAGTATTAGAGATGTCACCAGTTGAAGTATAGGCAAGATTGATTTTGTCATAAGAGACTGTTACAGTGCCTGGTTCAGCAGTGCTAGCCTCTGCAACAAAAGCAGTTGAACTTTGTGAAGTTGCGCCTGCTTCCAATCTGGTGTCACTGATAGCATCAATATTCGCTCCACTACTGGAAACAACAGTAAGAACAGCAGTGGGATCTAAACTATATTGGTAAATAGCTTTCTGTGTCCACTCGTTGATTTCGCCCGAAGACAATTCAATTAAGTTTCCCCCACTAAAATATAAAGGTGACCTAACTGCCATTATATAGCTCCCGGCGCAAATCCTGCAATAGAGTTAAGCAAACCACCACCAGAATCACGAATTTCTATAACGTTTCTTTGCATACCACTATGTAGAAACACTTCATCTTCTCCTATGATATCATCACCAACGTCTGTGCCTGCGGCACTTGCATCCATGATTACATTATCACCAGCATTTGCACTAGAAGCATCTGTACCATCTAGGACAATGAACACATCCTCACCTCTACGAGCAAAAGGAGCATATGCTGTTGAAGTCATCTTCAATCCAACATTATGGTTATGAGTCAGTGATATCTCATCATTTGCACCAAAGGAAAGTATAGCACCATCATGTTGGAGTTCTAGGTCTTGTGTTAGAGTAACGTCACCATCTGAACCAATAGCGATGGCATCTGTATCTGAAGTATGTCCGATATTTGCCCCATTGATAATAATACTATCAACGGTTAGTGTTGTCAATGTGCCAAGTGAAGTTATGTTACCTTGTGCGGCCGTAGAAAGTGTTCCCGCGATACTACCACCAGAGACGTTAATACCGGCACTGAAAACTGGTATTTGATTCATGGTAACGACACCATCAGAGGCAATAGCAATAGCATCTGTATCACCATCAGAACCAATGTTACCGGCATTAGGTATGATAAGATTACCACTAAGAGTTGTAAGGCCACTTATAGTTACTGCACCAGAAACAGCAAAAGTTGAACCATCATAGGTCAAACCTGCTTCTGCGTTAAAAGTATTTTCACTTACAGAAGTAAGAATACGGTTGTTTGATTCATTATTAATAGTTATAGTACCAGACGTAATATTGCTAACGTCTGAACGCAAAGTATTAAACTCTTGTCTGAATCTTTCTAAACTATCAGATGTCGCGACTGATGCTGCTGTTACTGTAGCCATCGTTTTATTTACCTACCAATTGTTGTAATAGAAATTTTATCTCATGCATTTCGCATTTGATATTATTTATTTCTCTTGTAACACTTCTTAATTCATCCCTTTGCTGCTGAGCAGCCTTGGAACGAGCAACTGCTCGTTCATAAGCATTTCTATTTGTATTTACAATAACACCAGAACTCATATCTCTTACAAGGTCTGTGTTTCCCTCAACTTTTCTATATTCTCTTTCACTCATATTATGTCGCCAATGCGATTGCTCTGAAGTCTTTGATTCTAGGTGCTGATGTTGAATTAGTTGCTTGCATTACAATCTTGATTGCAAATGAAACAAACGGATCCAGTTCAGTACCAATACCATCATCAGTAACACCAGCAGTATAAACATACTCACGAAAATCATTTAGACCAGTAGAAGCACCAACAGCAACATCTGGTGACCCATTATCATTAAAGAATCTCCAACCTGTTTCGTTAAAGTCTGTCTCGTCATCCTCTCGGAAAATCTTATACATAACTTTTATTTCTGCATCAGAGCCTCTGTTTGCAGAATGAAGCACTTTCAATGCAGTTGCTTTCTGTTCAAGTTCTATCTGTTTTGTACAATAAATTGCAGCGTTATTATCACCGTCTGGTTCTGTTGAAGCAAAATATTCAGATGTTGGATAAACATCTGAGGAAGAATCAACGTTATTGATTCTATTTGCAACAGCAATCATAGACAATCTTTGAGCGTCAATAACTGGAGACAAATTACTTGAGGTTGAACTCAAGGTAAGATCTAACGACAAAGATTTCACAGAAGACATCTCATTGTCTTGGTTAATATCAGATGCCACAAGATATGGAACATTATAATATATATTCTCATTTAATGGAACATTGATTGCATCAGCAGCAGAGGTCTTTGTGAAAGAAGTTTCCGAACCACTTGGACTTGTTGCTGTTGACGGCCTTTTCTTTGCCGTTACACTTGTACCAGGAAGTGCAAGTAAACCAACTTGATACTTGGCAACATCATACAAAATGTTTTCCGTGGCAGTTGCATCCGTACCACCATTTCTAGACCTTGTGCTTGATGTACCATCAATAACAGCCGTCGCAGTTGAAGAAACAGTATAACTGTCAATCTCAACGTTTGCAACCGCAGTATGTGTCTTATTGATTTGTGTAAACGGAATCTTATGCAACATATACAATTCAACTGTCGCACCTTCATCATGAGATGCAGCAGTCGTTGAGTCTACGCCTCTAGTTGCACTACTAATTGTGTTTGTGCTGATTGCGGTATATGAAATAATCTCATCATCAATTTTGATAAAGTACACATTAGATGCATCTCTAGAATAGACACCACTAGTGTCATCAAAGTTTGTACCAGAAGCCAATTCAATAGTAGTAGAAGAAGAAGTTATCGCCGCAGACAATGTTGTGGTTATTCCAGACTTCACATTAGCGATAGTCACATTGTTTGACGTAGAATACATGCCGTGATCTGGATGGAACACTTTGATCACTGCACTACCATCCAAGAATTCTAACGGATTCTTTTCAAGAGTCTTAACTGGATTACTATCATTCGTCAGAGGAATTGTACCAGTCAATGAACTGAATTCTGCCCGATAGATATTCATCTTTAAGTCTTCAGTTAAAGATGGTGCCCAAGTTCTGTTGTTGTGACCTTTGAACAGAACACCAAATTCTGGTTGTTCCGAAACAGTTCTGTCTGAGAACAAAACATTTTGTGCAGCATCAGCAGTTCCACCAACTTGAGCCTGTGCCAATGTAGATTGAACCTCTGTCTCACCCATTCGTGCAATCCAAACTTTATATGTTGGAACATTAGTAATAACGGCAATACAGTATTCCAGCCCACTCTGTAAATATACTGGCGATTCAAATTTGAAGTTAGTCGCTGTCTGAGCAGAAGTGTCAATAACAATATCATCAGGATCTTTAACCACTCTTCCAAAAGGTATAACTCTCGGGCCAGGGAAACCATTCTGCACTTCCCTAACTTCTACTGTAACAGGAATATTATCATCCTTTGCTTCAAAGAAAAGATCCACACTCGTCACAAACATACCACCGTTCACATCAACCAAGAAAGTTTGAGCAAGAGGGTCGCCGTAAGTATCATCCATGTCGGCGCCGGCGGAAGCATCGGCTCCACTTCCATCGCCGATATCGCTGTCATTAACGTCAAGGCTTTCACTTCTAATTTCAGTAGCTTGTGAAACTGATGTTCTCCTTATCTCAGCATTTCTTGTTGCAATAATAGTTTCTTGCAAAGTTTCTAAAATACCAACAGCACTATAGTTTGTTTCACCAGCAGTAACGGGATCAGTAGAAACTATGTTTGTAGGACTTGAAGTTAATCTAAAAGAAACTTGACCTGTTCTAAACTGAGGATTACCACTAATTTTAGGATCAGGTATAGAGAAAGTTCCTTTGACTCTACCACTGGGACTTGTTATAATCGCATCACCATTAACCAGGCTTGCGTCATTTGTTGAGAACCCAACCGAAGGTCTAGTGAAAGAACCTACAGCCTGTGCATCAAAGAAAGGATACACCTGTGTATTTGGTAGAAAATCAAATCCATCAAAAGTAATATCTTTTGCTCTTACAAATGGAATTAATGCGGTTGAGATTACTTTCGTTCCTCTAGACTCTAGATCAACTTTTTCAACAACTTCTGTTCTGACACCAGTTCTAACTGGACCAGTTGTTCGTGAACCAGCATCGATTGAATCTTGAAAACTCACCTGCGCATTTTCGTGAAGGAAAGATTGAGAACCGCTCCACTGTGTTTCCCAGGCATTCCAAACAGTACCTATATTAGCAGATGCGGCTATAGAATTGAAGTTTCCTTCTTCATTGACAATCAGAGCCGGTGCAACTTCAGTTTCAAACCAGTCGTCACCAGAGGGCGACAACGCTATTTGACCAGTCCAATTTGAAAGAAGGACAGGCGTAACTCTTTCAGTTCGCGTTGCATACGGTTGTTCAATAGCGACAACCTCTGTGTAAGGTAGAGTAAATACATCTCCTGTTCTTTGATAATTATTATTGGCTCTGGCTGCATCAGTCGCGTTTAACTCTACGAAACTAACATTTTTGTATGTTCCTTGAGCCCGAAGTTCATTTCTCTCCATATCAATAGAACATTTGTAATCTTTGTGTTCAACATCACCAAGACGATGACCCTGAAAAGCATCGACAACAAAACCAGATTTAAATCTGTTCAGTCCGTTCGCATCAGTGATTTCAAAACTCTCTGCTTGGCGTTCCAAAAGAGAAAGGTGTGTATAATACTCAAGGTTACCAATACGGGTTTGAAGATTACCAATA